TAGGCCTCCTTGCTGGCGTTCACCGCCCGGTTGAGGATCGAGCAGGAACCCGGCATGACCCGCACCCCGGCGCCGGGGATGGCCAAGGCCTGGACCTGTAGGTCAACCGAGGAAAACACCCCTTCCTGCCCGCCGGTGCACATCCAGCCGAGCAGCCGGGCGATCGCGTCCGTGACCTCGGCGCCGCCCCCGATGGCCCACGGCACACCCTCATCCCAAGCCATGCGTTCTCCTTCTCACGGTGACACCCAGGTCTCACGCCACGCTGTGGTGAATGAGGCGGTACCGGTGTCGTCCTGGCCGGTCAAAACGATCTCGTAAGTATCGGGGTCGAGCTTGACCTGACTCAGGCTCGGCGAGCCCGGCAGTAGGGTGCCGCCGAGGTTGGCGCCGGTGTTGGTGCGGATGCCCCTCGACCACGGCCGGGCGTCGATGCCCACCCACTCACCGGCCTGCAAGATCAGGTTCAGCCCGATCGACCAGTGCCCCACCACCCGGATCTTGGGGCGGGTGATCGGGCCCCGGATCATGAACACCATCCAGGCGGGCTCATCACCTTTGATCTTGACCACGCCCGGGGCGTAGCTGATGCCCACCGAGCCCCAGGGGAAGCTCGCCGGGAAGGTGAACCCGCCGGGCTGCGGCGGCACGATGGTGAGCGTGTTGGACAGCTCGCCGTCGCTGTAGAACGAACCGTCTACCGCTTGGAAGTCGCACGTCACGAACGTGTTGCCCATCGAGTCCTCGCCGAGCGTTGGCGAGAACCGGCGGGGCCGGCCATAGACGCGCCGGGTGCGGCCGGCCCGCCCCATCCGCAGCGTGCACACCTGCCCGGACTGGGCGCGGATCTTGCTGGCCCGCCACGCTTGGCGCAGCTGCGAGTAGGCGGCCATCTGATCGGGGCCCGGGTTGTCCAGCCCGGTGATCTTGAATGTGATGATCTGGCCGCCGTGGAAGTCGCGGCCGAACCGCATGCCGTCCGCCCGGGGGTTGGGCGTGTCGTTGGTGATGATGTCGCCCTGGTCGTAAGAGATGTCCTGCACCAGGAACGGCGTGTCCGGGGTGCCGAAGTAGTAGCCGTCCAGCTCACACCCGTACTCCGGCAGCTCAGCGATCACTGTGCACCCCTCGGCGGTAATGCCGCATCTTAAAGATCACCTCGTTGGCCACGGCCGAGGGGCCGATGGAATTCGGCGGCGCCACGTTCAGGGTGCCGATGGTCGGGGCGTTGGAGCCGGCCGAGGCTTTCGCCCCGCCGGACTCGGTGGCCGCGTTGCGGATCTCGGTGCTCAGCCGTGACAGCGCCAGCCCCTGGCCCTGGGCCGCCGAGATGCCGCCCTCGGCGTACTTGCGGATGAGGTCGTAGCCCATCCGCTGGGCGGCGAGCATGAGCAGCATCCTCGAGCGCGCCGAGTTGTTGATCGGGATGAACGCCTCATCGTCGCGCTGCCGGTCGCCGATCACCCGTAGGTGCCCCGGCTTCACCATCCGGGCGTGGCGCCCCGACATCGGGGTCATGTGCCGCCCGCGCCAGCCGCCGGCGGCGTAGCCCTGGGCCTCGACATAGGCGCCGGCGGCCCGGCCGGGGGCGATGCCCACCGGGATCGACACCTGTAGTGAGTTGGCCTGGTTCACAAAGTCGTTGATCTCTTGGATGGCCTGCTCGACATTGGCGTCGACCTGAATCGCGGCTTTCAGCCCGTCCGTGTATTGCTTGAGTTCATCGGCTTTTTGCTTGCCGGGGTCGGTGTTGGCGTCGCCGATCATGAGCCCGGTCAGTCCGTCGATCAGGGTCTTGAGTTGGTTGGCTTTGTCGGTGCCGGGCTGGATGTTGAGGTCACCCTGCATGAGCGCGGTCAGCTGGTCGATGTAGGCCTTGAGCTGATCGCCCTTCTGAGTACCGAGGCTGGCGTCCGCGTCGATCTTGGCCACGCCGAGGATGCCGTTCAGCGAGACTTTGAGGTTGTCGACCTTGGCCCGGGCGAGCGCGTCGTTGGCGTCGATCGAGATCTCGACCTTGCCGTTGCCGAGATCCTTGATGGCGAAACCAAGATCTTTGAGGTGCTGCTGGGCGTCGGCGGTCGGGGCGTTGATCACGATCGACTTGGTGCCGGGGATCTTGTTGAACTCGGTGATCACACCCTGGATCTGCTGGGTGACGGTGGGCGCGTTGGTGGTGAAGTTGGTTGCCGCCGTGGCCGGTATCAGCCCGATCTTGTCGGCCAGCGCGTTGGCCGCGTCCGCCGAGCCGAGCGCCTTGGTGGCCACCTCGACAAACGCGTCTCGCAGTTCCTGCATCTTGGCCGAGGCAGCCGCGGCGCCGGCCGCGTTACCGCCGATGGCCGCCGCCGCCTCGCCCGCTTTCTGCGCCGTGGTGGCGGCCGTGGCGCCGAGCCCGTCTAGGGCTTTCTGCATCGCGGCGGTCGGGGCTACCCCGTTCTTGAGCCCGCCCAGCGCCGGCCCGATCAGGGCGAGGGAGTCGCTGAAATTCTTGCTCGCCTCGGCGGCCAGGGCCTGCTCGGCCTGCAACTTCTGGACCTCGGGCACGCTCAGCCCGATGGCCTTGGCCAGGTTGGCGGCCGGCGCGGCGGCATCCATCAGCGACTGAACCAACCCCTGATAGTGCTGCTGGGCTTCCAGGGAGGTCCCGCCGGCGGTGCGCACCGCTTCGTTCACCGCGTTGATGGCGGCCGGGTTGCCGAGCGCGGCCTGGGTCAGCGTCTCGAGGCTGAGCCCGAGTGTCTGGATGGCCCCGGCGTTCTGGGTGTAGGCGGGGCTGGCGGCGATCAGCGACTGGGTGTGCGCGGCGAGCTGGGCGTTGACCGAGGTCATGGCGCCGGACTCGCCCAACATGGCCTTGACGTAGTCGTTCGTGTTGATGTTGAGGTCTTTGACCTTGGCGAGGGTGCCGTCCTTGGCCAACTCGTTGGCCTTGGTATTGATCGTGTCCTGGGTGATCGCCCCGTTCAGGGTCGAGAGGGTGCCGCGTAGATCCTCGAGCGATTGCTTGTGGGCATCGGCCTTGGCCTTGGCTTCCTCCTGTTTCGCGCCGAGCAGCGCCAGGGCCACGCCGGCGCCGGCCAGGGCAACCCCCCAGGGGCCGCCCAGGAAGCTCACCAGCGACCCGAGCCCGGTGGTGATGGTCTTGCCTACCCCGGCGGCCAGCCCGGCCGTGGTCTTGAATCTGGTAGCCCCGGCGGCGGCGGTGTCGAACGCTTTCGCGATGCCGCCGATAGCGGTCTCGGGGTGGGACTCGGCTAGGGCTTTCATGGTGGCTTGCAGACTGGACAGCGGGGCGGACCCGGCGGCCACGCTGGCCTTGATGTCGCCGAGCGCCGTGGTGAAGCCACGGACCGCCGTCACGGCCGTGTTGCTCGAGGTGGCGAACGCGGCATGCGCGGCGCCGGCCGTGGTGAGGTTCTTGCCGTACCCCTGGGCCAGGGAGGATTGGACGGACATCTCCTGGCCGAAAGACTTGACGGCGGTACCGGCGGTTTTGACCCCCGAGACCACGGCGGCCACCGGCGCGGTGATGGCCTTGAATGCCGAGCCCACCGTGCCGAGGATCTTGCCGGTTTTGCCGCCCTCGGTGTTGGTGCCCCGGAACCCGCTGGTCAGCCCGGACAGGATCGCCGGCCCGACCTTGAGCGCCACCAGGGCCAGCACGGCGGACTGGATGGGCCCGGGCAGCCCGGCGAACGCGGACAGCAGCCCGCCGACCAGGCTGGCCAGCGGGCCGATGATGACCGAGGCGCCGGTCAGCGCATCGCCGAGGATCTTGACCGCGCTGGCCACCGCGCTCATGCCGGAGCCGCTGGTCACCACGGCGCCGATGCCGGTGGCGATCGGGGCCAGCGAGGTGAAAATGTTCTTGAATCCGGTAGCCAGCGGGGTGAGCACGGTGGCGGCCTGGCCACCCAGGCGCCCGAGCGTGTCGGCCACCTTGGGGATGTCGGTTGCCGCCTTGGTGACGAACGCGGTCAGCGGGCCCTGCACCTTGTCGAACAGCCCGAGGGCGACCGTTTCGAGCTGGCTCTTGAGCCCTTCCCAGGCGCCGCCGAGCCCCTTGGTTTTCGCCGCCGCCACGTCCGCCGCGCCGCCGGACTTGCCCACAGCGGTGGACATCTTGTCCCAGTCGCCCGAGCTGGTGCGGGCCGCGATACCGGCCAGCCGCGCCGCGTCGCTGCCGAACGCGATGGATGCGGCGGCGGCGTACTGCTGCGGCGTGAGCCGCTTGGACGCCGCGTTGAGCTGCTCGAAGATCGCCGGCAGCCCCACGAATTGGCCTTGCGCGTTGAACGCGTTGACCCCGAGTTCCTTGAGCGCCACGGCGCCCTGTTTGCTCGGGCTGGCCAGCGCCAGTAGCGCGGACTTGAGCAGGGTGCCCGCGTCGCTGCCCTTGATGCCGGAGTTGGCGAACAGCCCGAGCGCGGTGGCGGTGTCCTCGATCGAGATACCGAACTGGGCCGCCACCGCGCCGCCGGACGCCAGCGCCTGGGCAAAGTCGGTGATCTCACCCGAGCTGGCGTTGGCCACGTTGGCCAGCACATCGGCGACCCGGCCCGCGTTGTCCGCGCTGAGCCCGAAAGTATTCAGGGCGTTGGTCTGGATCTCGGCGGCTTTCGCGCCGTCGATCTGGGCGGCCGCCGCGAGCTGCAAGGTGCCCTTGGCCGCCGTCATCGACTGCTCGACCGAGAGCCCGCCCTTGGCCAGCTCGGTCATCGCCGCGGCGGCATCGGCGGCCGAGGTGGCCGGCAGGGAGAGATCCGAGCCGAGCGCGGTGGCGGTCTGGCCCACCCGGGCCATCTGATCGGCGGTGGCGCCGGTGACGGCCTGCAAGGTGTTCATGCTGTTCTGGTACTGAATGCCCAGGTCGATGACCTGTTTGAAGCCCACCGCCGCTACGGCGGTGCCAGCGGCCAGGGCGGCCCCGATGAGGCGGCCCGCGTTGCCGGCGGCCCCCGTGGCGCCGGACAGCCCGGCCTGAAGTTTTTGCGGGAAGCCGGTGAAATCCGGGTCAACCAAGATCGAGACTTTGCCACCGGCGATCGGTCTCACCTCCCTCGGTTCTAGATCCCTAACAGAGCATCGAACACGTCAGACGTGACCAGCCGCTTACCGCCCCCCAGGTCGATCCCTTCCCCGTCCTTGGCGATCGCCGCGCCCGGTGTGAGCTTCTCGCCGTAGTACTCGAGCAGCTCGGCGTACTGCTGTTGGTACAGCTTGGCCAGGCTCGGCGGCCGGGCCGCCACGGGCTCGACCAGGGGCACCGGCGGCGGGCGCTGGCCGGCTTTCTTGCGCCGCTCGAGCATTTTCTTGACCTCGGGGTCATCCGGGTCGGTGGTCCACTTGGTGTACTCGGAGCGCAGCCAGTAGCTCATCAGGTCCACCAGGTCGGCCAGGTTGGTGGCGATCAGCGACCAGTCCGCCAGGTCGCCCATCTCGGCGCGCCCGGTGGCCGAGCCGGGCGGTAGCTGGCGGATCAGCTGCGCCAGCTTGATGGCCGGCACGGTGTCGAGGGCGGTTTCCAGGTCGAGGCTGTAGTAACGCTGTAGGTCAGCGCGGATCGCATCCTGGCGAGTGGCCAGCCCGCCGGCCAGGATGCTCAGGCTTCCCCCAGGGCCCCCCGCATCGCCTGGCCGAGCCCGGCCGCCACGCCGAACTGGGTCACCACGGCGTTGGCCTTGGCCATCGCCAGGGTCTCGATGTACTCAGTGAGGCGCACCGCATCCTCGGCGCCCACGATCTGAGACCACCACGCCACCGATGCCTCGGGGGACTCGTCGGCCGCCGCCGCCGTGTTCACCAGCTTGTTGGCCTCGGGGGCGGTGAAGTCGCGGCGCACCAGGTAGGTGTGCCCATCGAGCAGGATCGGTTGCGGTGAGGTGTCGATCCGGGCGAGCTGCTCGTCCAGGTTGATCACGTTGGAGGGGGTCGGCGGTCCACCGAGCCGATAGCCGTTCGGGGCCGGCGGCTCGGTGGACTGCTGGGCCATGGCCGCCGCTACAGCGGCCATGATCTCGGGGCTGATCTCGGGGGCTGGGCTGCCCTGCTCTGTCACGGTGAGGCTCCTACGCGCCGATGGGGTTCTCGGTCAGGAACTTACGCACAGCTTTGCCGCCACCGGTCGGGGCCAGCGGGCCGATCTCGAGGTCGAACCCCTCGACATCATCGTCAGCGCCCATCGTTTCCTCGGGCACGTTGGTCAGCTCGCTCTTGGCGATGTAGTACGCCTTTTGGTGCGTGCCATCGACCACGCGCAGCACGATGGCGAACTGTTCCGCATCGCCCTCGATCATCTCGAACATGCCCGAGCCAACCTCGGTCTCAGCGACCGAGCCGCCACGGAGCAGCGTGAGCACGGTGGCTTTCGAGTAGTCCACCGGGCGCAGCGCGATCGAGGGTGACGGCGGTTGCTTGATGCGCTTGTAGGGCGCGCCGGACTTGTTATTCCAGACGTCCACGTCGGTGGTGTCCTGGCTGACCGTCAGGGTGAACCCCGCCTTGATGCCACCGAACGGCACCCAGGCGGTCTCGAGGGTGTCCGCAAAAATGTCATCCGGCAGCACTGTGCCCGCCGGTGCCCGCCACGCATCACCGTCCAGCCAGAGCCTGGCCTTATCCGGGTTCGCGAAATCCGACATCTCACCATCCTCCTACTATGTTGATCTTTCGGGCTGCCGGGGTTCCGCCCCCGCCGGGCAGGGCAGCCCACCACCGTGTTCCGGCGGGGGCGGTCTGAGTTGTCACTGGGCCTCGACCTTGACGCGCAGCTCGGCGCGCACCAGGCAGCCGTACAACGGCGCGTCCTCGCCCCTGGTCTTGTCCAGGACGGGTAGCGGGCCATCGGTGACCCGAGAGAGCGACCAGTGCGAGATGAGCCCGTCAGCGTCCTCCCAGGCCACATTGCGGGCCCTGGACAGCACGGCGGCGGCCCGGGCGGCGATGTTCCACGCCACCACCTCGGGCTCGAGCCCGTTGCCCGGCGCGCACCAGCCGTTGACCTGCACCAGCGGCAGCCACGCGCCGGCCGAGGCATCGGCGGGGAATCCGCCGGGGGATTGGCACACCGCGTAGGGGCGGGTGACGTCCCGGGGTGAGCGCGCGGTGTAGCAGCGGCCGCCGGTCAGCTCGGCGAACCCGGGATCGTCCAGCAGCCACGCGCGGAGCAGGGCCGGCACGTAGGGCAGCACCGGGGCCGAGATGAGCGGGTCGGACAGCAGCCCGAACGGCTCGAGGCTCATCGCGGGGTCATCCCGGTGTACTTGCCGAACTTGCGCGCCGCGTTGGTCATCGTGGCGTGAGCGGGGGTATCCGAGGTGCCATATTCAATGTAGAGCGACCGCTCGTCGCCAGCCTCGGCGTACACCTTGTCACCGGCCGAGGTGACCGTCATCGAATTGCGGAACTCGCCGGTGTCGACCGGGGCCGAGCCTCGGGCGTCGTCCACGATCGCCTGGGCGATGGCCTCGAGCCCTTCCTTGGTGCCCAGCTTTGCCTCGGCGATGGCCAGCGCGGCGTAGACCTCGATGCGGACCCTGCCACCAACTCCGCGAGCCATCATGCCCCCTGTAGGTCGGAGATCCGCCGGAGCGCGGCGGCTTGGTAGTACGGCTTGACGCCACCGGGGTACGGGCTGCGTTGGCGCAGCGCGGGCGAGCCCTCAACCTCATACAGCGCGCCGGCCGAGTCCTCGATCACCGAGTCCGCGCGCAGCGGCACACCGGGCGGCACGATCAGGGTGTAGACCCCGATCACCGTGGTTTGCTCGCCGCCCACCTCGATGGCGCTGGACAGGTTTTCCACCGGGCGCTGAGACAGATACGCCCGGGTGCGCACCGACACCGGTTCGCCGGCCACCTCGTTGCCCGTGACGGGGGAGGTGGTCGGCGTGCCCGGATTGCGGACGGTGACCTTATGCGGAAGTCGAGGCGCCATCGTCGGCAGACTCGTCGGGCTGCTCGGCCACGTCCTCGGCGGTGGCCCCGCCGGCCTCGAGCTTGCGCTGAGCCTCGGAACCGCGGGCGGTGAAGTGCACCCGGCCGTCCGCATCGGTCAGCGATACCACGGGGGACTCAGAGCTTGCCGAGCCGCTGGTCTTGCGCTTGGTTGCCATGCCTGCCTCACATCGCCGGGGTGACTGAGAATGCTTTGCCCCAGGCCAGCCCCTCGCCGGCCGGGGTGATCATTTTGAGCTCGTCGGGCTCGAGCCGGAGCCCGGCCTTGGCTATCTGGGAGTACTGGACGCTGTATTCCGGGTGCGACTCGCCCACGATCGCGATGCCGCCCCGGTCCACACTGGACAGCGCCCGGATGAGCACCTGGCTGGCCACGGCTTGCACCATGGCCGCCGAGACCCGCCCGGCCTCGATCCACGCGTCGATGCTCGGGCGCAGTGACCGGATGAGCGCCGAGGTGTCATCGCAGAGCGCCTCGACCTGGGCCAGCTCGCCGTCATCTTCCCAAGTAGTCCGGAGCCTGGCCGCGATGTCCTCGGGGGTCACCAGGGGCTCGAGACCAGGGTCCGGACTGCTCATCTCGACCTACTTCCGGGCCGCCGGCCGGGCCGCCGGCTTGGCCGGGGCGGAATCCTTCTCCGCGTCCTCGGCTGCCTTGGCCCGAGCCTCCTGAGCTTCCAGGGCGGCATCCTCGGCCGCCTGGATCTGCTCGGCCGGGGTGGGCGTGTCGTCCTCCTCGAACGCGCGCTCGTTCTCGACCGTGACCCCGTCCGGCAGCTCGGTGCCGCCGGCGTACACCTGGCCGTCCACAACGACCGTCTTGCGCAGTGTCTTACCCATGATCAACGCTCCTAGGCCACGTCGGCAACGAGGGTGAGATCCGGGTTGCCCAGGATCGGCAGGCCGATGGCCGAGCCGATGGTGAGCACGCGGATCGGGGTGGGCTTGTTGATGAAAGCACCGACCACGATGCCGCCGAGATCCTGGCCGCCGGCCAGCCCGTACTCGGGCTGCTGGCTTTCCAGGGTGGCCCCGTAGGTGGTCTCGCCCAACTTCTGACCGGGGGGCGGCAGGAACAGCAGCTTGTCGTCCGCGATGTAGCGCCGCGACACGCCGAGCTGGTCGATCGCCCGGGCGTCGTAGACCCGCAGCGGCGGCAACCCGAAGTCGCTCAGCACGTCGTTGACGTTGTTGGGCCGCACGGTCCCGACGTTCACCGTGCCGTTGGGGTAGACCGAGGACAGGAACTGCGCGTTCCTACAGAGCAGCCGCATGACCCGAGTCGAGGTCCAGATCTGCCCCGGCAACGTGCCGTTGGTATCGACGTAGATGTCAGCCCAGGCCTGGAGATCGTCAATCGGCA